CTCTCGACGCAATGAGTCGTACTGATCGGGATCCTTCAACCGAGCAGCGTGCTCATTCGGATAGGGGCGCTCTAAGTCCACCGCGCTTCTTTCTTGTAATGCCTTGATTCTATCGGCCTTCGATGTAGCCCAACTTTGACCAGCATCGCCACCCCATGCCGCCCATGCCACACGTCCAGGCGATGGATAACCATCCTCCCCAGGACTGAATCCTTCGCCTTGCTTGTCCACCTCGTGGCGGGCGAACCATGCCGCCATCGTGATCACCGTGTCGGCACTCAACTCATCACCGCTAAGGATCTGCCCAGCCCTGGTAGCCGCCACCTCAGTGCCACCATTGCGGCCTTCTGCTTTCCAGTCTCGGTAGCGCTGTGCCTCATCCCTCATGCCATCAGTCGGCATCAGGTCTACATCAGTTCCGGCGACGTTTGCCATCAGTCTCCCTGCAGTTGCTCGCTGAGGTCTTCAGTCCCTTCCTCCTCGGGATAGCTCTCCTCCTCCTCAATCACCGGCTCGGTTTCCTCGAACGGTGGCTCAGTGCCCATCGGCCGCGCAGCCTGCACCGCACCACCTTCCGTCACCTCACTCGGATCGGTGTCGGTCACAATGTTCAGCTCATCCAGCATCGCCAGCTCGCTCTGGCGTGCAAGCAACACATCATCCAGGTCGCCACCCTGCTCAGCGATCACCTGCGAGAGCGTCTTGAAGCCGCAGCGCACCGCAGTCTTGTAGGCATCCACCTCCTTCTGTGGATCCACCCATTCCCAGCTCCGCGGCACCCACTTGCTAGCGCGGTAGCGATCAGGGTTGCTCTCATAGCCGGGCAGGTTCAGCGCACCGCTCAGCACCGCCATCTCCAGCCATGCGTTGAACACCGGCTGGTGGAAGTTCTCGATCATGTACCGCTGCAGCACGCGATAGGCATCGCGCTCCTCCAGCAGGCTCAACCGGCTGCTGCTGTAGTTGCTCTCCGAGAAGTTCTTGCTGATGCTCTCGAAGCTCACGCCTAGGCCAGCAGCCACAGCACGCAGCATCGAACGCGTGAATGGTTCCAGCTGGCCGTCGGGTGCATTCATGTCGGGCACCGTCACGGTCTGGCCGGGATCCAGATACTTGAACACCCCAGGCTGGAACTCGCTCACGCGCTCGCCTTCGTACACATCGTCTGGCGTCAGCTCGCCCTCGGGACTGGTGATAAATCCCATCAGCGCACTGCTCGCCCGAGCACGCACCAGCTCGGCCTCCTCATAGCCCTGCAACATGTGCAGCCGCATCAGTGCCGAAGCGAACCAGGTCACGCCCCTGGTCTGGCCAGGCCGCTCAGGGATGAACAGATGGATCACCTCATCAGCGGGCACCCGGATCCGACGGCCGTTGGTGCGGGCGTTGCCGGCGTAGGTATCACCCGGATGATTTGCATAGAAGTGGTACGCCTGCGGCCGCAGGTACTGATCCACCTCGATGCCCATCCGCACCGTGTTGCCATCCTTCGCTTGCGGCACATCGTCATCGATCAGATAATCCGCCTCTAGCAGTTGCAGCGCGAACGGCACCTTTGAGTCCCCGAACGGCCGGCGGATCATCCTGATGAAAATCTCGCCGCTCTCCGCCAAACTCCGCACCGCCAGGCGCTCGATGTCATGGAAGCCGAGAATCCCGCTGACATCACAGCGGTACTTGTTCATCCACTTCTCAAATGCCTCATGAATCTGGGCGTTCATCGCCTCATCCAGCCGGCCGCCACGCAGCATCCGCACCTGTCCCTGATGCCGGATGCCGTGACCGATCACGTTGTTCTGAATGGCGCGCAAGGCCTGCTTCGCATAGTCCGAATCACGGCAAAGCTGCCGCGCACGATTGCGCAGTGCCTTGAAGCTCGACTTGATCTCGCTATCGGCGCTGGTGCCACTGGTCACCCAGTCGCTGGTCAGCCTGCTTACCCGCGCACCCATGTACGCACGCTGCCGCGGCCGAACCGGCTCGAATCCCATCGCCTTGAACAGCCGGGTGCGCAGTCCCATCAGAACCTCACGAACAGATTGAACGGATTGCCCAGACCATTGGCAATCAGCTGAGCCTTCTGCTCACGCTTCACGTCGGCCTTCAACTTCGTCTCCAGCGCCAGCAGGTCTGCCAGATCGTATTTGCTCAAGCTCCGGTTACCAATCGTGTACTGCTTGACTACTCCGCCGTTGATGATCGCGCGGATCGCAGCCTGCACTGCATCCAGATCTTTCTGCGCCTGCGTCCGACCATCCAACGCAGCAGGCGAACCCGAGTAGCTCAGCGCTGCCTTGACCAATGACTGACCGCTGCCCAGCGTGATCGTGCTGCCCGTCTTGGTAGCAATCGCCTGCCAATACCAAGTGCCAGCATCGAAGCCAGAGCTGGTGCCAGCCGCAATGCTGAACTCCCAGCCAGTCCCATACGCAGTGCCGACCACCGTCGCGCCTTCACTCGCAGCGTTGAACCGCAGGTAGTAGGTCAGCGTATAAGCAGTGCTGCTGACCGTATTACCCAGGTTGTCGACGCCAGCATCATCTCGCCACTGGATCGTGTCGCCTGCTCTGATCTCGCTCGGGATGTTCACGGCCTACCAGTTGCTGACGAAGCTGCTAGCGCCAACCGCGGCAGGCGGCTGCTTCTTCGATCTTAGCGGCGCCTTCTTACCTTCTTCCAACTGCTGCCGCAACTGCTCCCACATCGTTGCCTGATTCATCCTGCGCGAATAAATCAACAACGCTGCGTAGGCATAGACCGCACAATCGAGCGCCTCATTTCGATCACCTGCCTTCTTTACCCATTCCCGAATGGGGAACCCCCGGTGGTATCTCAGCGCCTGCCGTTCACTGGTTAGCTGCTTGAAATATTCAGCATCGGCAGCCATGCCGAAGTTCAAGCTGCCGCTGCCTTCGTTATGCCGCAGTCTCCCGAACAGCGTGGTCTTGATCGTGTCAGTCCCCAACTGATACAACACCACGCCCTTCTTCAGCACCTTGCCGCGCCAGTTCACATCCACCTTGCTGCCCTTGCCTACCGCCGGGCTATTGCGCCGGCTGCTGCCCTTAATGGCAACCACACCCTGCCGCACGCGCTCGCGCACATAGTTGTAGACCTCATGCGTGCAGTGGCCGCCGGAGTCGATTGCCATCTGCGCGATCTTCAACTCCTTCCCGCAAGCCGTTGCCCAGCCAGTGGCCAGCACCTGATCCAGCTGCTTCCACACCTCCACCTGCGTCGGATCGCCCATCAACTCCTGATGCCAAACCATCCAGCCGGTTTCGCCCTCGCCCCAGCCCCATACCGTCACCACCAATCGGTTGTCCTGCACGTCCACACCAGCCGTCAGCAGTACCACGCCATCGGGGCAAGTGCCAGGTTCATACGCCAGCCGCTTGGCCATCAGGCCATCAGCATTCACGGCCGCGGCGTAATCCTCCTCCCAGGTCTCCGCCAGCCGGGTGTTCACGAAGGCCTTCAGCGCCGGACCATCGCCCTTCGCTCGCAGGAAGTCATCCACCAGCTGCTCCCAGCTGCACCATCCCAGCGGGCTATACAACCCCGATAGATGGAAGCCAGCAGTCTTCCCATCGCTTGGTGCCGTCGCACGCCATTCACCAGCACTGAGCATCCGCGGCTTGTGCACCTCCTCGAATCGCTCGCCGCATTTCTCGCACTCATACTTCGCAGTCTCCGGCCTGCCGTCTTCCCACTTCAGCCTTGACCATTGCAGCCACTGCATCTCACCGCAGCAGGGGCACGGCACATAGAACCGCCGCTGATCGCTGCGTTCATATTCCGTCTCGATCCGGCTGAAGTCCTTCACCGTTGGCGTGCTGGTCAGCAAGATCTTCCGCCGCGCGAATGTTGTCGTCCGTCGCTCGGCCAGTGCCACTGGATCGCCCTCGCCATCCACATCGCTCGGGAAGGCGTCGATCTCATCTGCGAATAAATACCTACACGGCGCCGAACGCAGACCCGTTGCGCTATTGGCTCCAGTCAGCAACAGGATGCCGCCCTGGTACTCCTTCGAGAACATCGTGTTCCCAGAGTCCCGCGCACGCGCTGGTGCAATCTTGTCCGCAAGGCATGGCGTCTCGCTGATCAGACTCTCCAGTCGCTGCTTGCTCAGGCGCTTTGCCATCTCCACCGTCGGCTGTACGCACAACATCGGACCAGGCGCATGGTCGATCACATAGCCCAACCAGTTGCTGCCGGCTTCTGTCTTCCCGGTTTGTGCAGCGAACATCATCACCACCCGCTGCACGCTGCTAGTGCTGCTCAGGCAATCCATTGGCTCCTTGAGGTAAGGCGTCCTTGAGGTCCGCCATGGACCAGGCTCCGCGCTCGCCTTGCTGCTCAGCTTCCGATAGCGGTCCGACCACTCCGAAACCGTCAGCGGCTCCTCAGGTCGCAGGCCATCCAAAAATCCAGCACGCCACGGACTAACCATCAGCCAGCTCCACCAACGCTGCACGGTGTTCTTCACTCAGCACTTGATGGATCCGTGCCGGATCGGTCTCGCCAGCCAGTTGGTGGCTCAAACGATCCGCCAAATTCGCCAACGCCTCACGCACACTCCGCCCCAACGCGAAGGCCTCCTTCTTCACCTCCACGGCCGGCACCAGCTCACGCCGCTTCAGGTCCACCTCCAGCTTCGCCAGCTCCGCCTGGTAGTGCTCACGCCGCGCTCTGCTCTCATTCAGTTCAGGGATCAGATCATCAGGCAACCCAGCCACACGCCTCCTCAGCTCACCAGCATCACGCGGTGGTGGCTCCACCGGATCAGGCTTGCTCACCTTGCTTGCATGAGTAGCGGCCGTGTTCTTGTTCCATAGCTCCAACGCAAGATCACGATCCAGCCACTTCTTCTCATCCTTCACCACAACAGCCGCAGCGATGCGACTCTTGCTGGCGTGAGTCACTGCAGCTTTCGTGCATCCCCTGATCGCTGCAAACTCAGCGAACGTAACTAGCACGGAGTTAAGTAGCACTGCCGTTAACTTAACTGCTGCTAAACCCTCCTAAACTGTCTTAGGAGTAGTCTTGTTTAAGAAAAAGGTGAGATCCCTTGCAGCGCAAGGGTTTAGGAGAGTTCGCCGCTGTCGCTAGAGAAAGCGTGCGCGTTTGGACGACC